AATCACTATAATGATAATATTTCTTGATTAGTTCAAGATTGTCCAATTCTTCCTTTTTAATCCAAGGAGAGAATCTTTTCCGCGATCGTAAAATATTTAGTAAAAAGTCGTACTGTAGTCTCTTATCTAAAGAATTGTATATATTCATCTCATTAGCATATAGCACAGCATCCATGTGACCTGCCATGCATCTATTCACTATAAAAGCAGGATACATTGAGTCAGTAACCTCTGGATCCTCAAACAAATTATTCTTTTTATAGTTGATTGAGTTCAACCAATCCTTCAGTTCTGGTTTCATCTACCTTCCTTTGATTTATTCCTTATTGTAACATGATTATCTTCAATAGCAATTTCTAGATAATCATAATGTGTCCACCCAAGTTTTTCATAACACTCGTTTAATTTCTTCATATCATCCCATAAATCAGTAGGTGTTGGTTCTCCCCAAAATGGATTCTCTTCGTCTGGGTTCATCATTTTATCCAAGCACAATAAATTCTTTCATTAGTTCTTCCAATTCCTATATCAAACCCACTCAATTCTGATTTTCGATTGGTTTTATATATTGTTTGAGGTTCAATAAAAAACTCTAAATTAAATTTCTCTGTCTTTTCAATTACTTTTTCTATAGTCCAATTGTAATATAATTTATGTTCAAAATTAGGAATCCCTCTAAAATAAAAACGTCCACCTTCTTTTAACACACGTATTGCTTCTCTAAATTGTGAATCTATAATTTCATCATCACCAAAATTTATACTTCCAAAAGCAATAACAATATCTGCAACATTGTCTTTGAATGGTAAATTTTTTATATCACAATACAAATCTTGATAGAATAGGGGATCATTCAAAACATCATCTAAAATATCTATTCCTATTAGATTATTGATACGTCCTTTGTAGGGATTTTGTCCACACCCTAAATCTAACACTAGATTACAATTAAGATTGTTTATTTCTTTTATAAATTTTTTACCTGTAATGGCATATTTATTCCATTTAGGATGATTCCTCCTTCTTCTTTTCCCATTGAAGAGGTTTCGTAATTCATCATTTAGCATTATTCAAAAAATCGTATGTTTTTTCTGTAACCTCACCAGTTACATTAAGAGTTGGTCTATTTTCATGACCGTAATTTGCTGTGCCATGGGGAACATCTTTCCAAGGCCATGTAATACAATCACCTTTCTTCCATTTTATAATTAGGTTACCATGTTGCCAATGCTGACCGACTTTTTGATCGTCTAAAAAAATTATTATTCGCATCATTTTACGTTGATCATAATCAGCATCAGAATGTTTTTCAAAATCTCCTCTAGAAAATTCTTGATCTTTTTGTCTTGAAAGATGTCCGCCAAAAGCGTCTAGATGCCAATAAAAACATTGTCCCGGTTTTTGTACATCAAATTTTACATTTGGATTTTTCATACCAAATTTATCGACAATACTTTGTAGTGTTGAAGGTAATTCTATTTTTGTTTTTCTATTAACTATTGCGTACCCACCATCAATATCATAACCCCACCTACGAAAATCTGCTTCCTCCATTTCATTATTTCTACTTTTCCTTCCTCTACATCTGCGAGTAAATGTAGCAGGTTTTGTAAGATTTACATCTGGTACATCTGAAATATCAAAGTTTGTAATAGGTATTACTGATGGTAAATCAGAATCAAGAGAGTTCAAATCAGAGGCATCAGTAAAATGATAGTTACTCATCGACTTAGACCATTCAAATAAACTTGTATATTTTTGTTTATCTGTAGGATCTGCTGTTTTCAGATTTGACCACATAGTTTTTGGGTTTCTACTAAATTCAAGTTCGTATAAATCCATTATGTTAATCCTGATGAGTTGAGTTTGTCATAGTTATAGCAACTTCCAAATGAAAATTGTATTTATTATAACAGTTGTGAGAGTGGTGTGGTAGTATCCTGTGACACTTGTGGAACTGTTTGATTGATTCTATCTGATGATTTTTGATGATATGTTTTATCAATCTCACATCCTATAAACTTTCTATCATGTAATTTACAGGCAACACCTGTACTACCAGAACCACCAAAAATATCAAGTACAGTTTGATTAGGATTACTTGATGTCTTTATGATTCTTTCAATCAATGGTATTGGTTTCTGTGTACTATGGAATTTTTCTACCTTTCGGTCATAGAAATTAATATCATCCCATACATCTGTAAGTCCAGTTTGAATATTAAAAGTATAAACTAAGTCTTCATACTTTGGTAAGTTCATAATCTCCTGTAACTTACACCAATCATCCTTAGTTGGATATACACGATGCTCTCTTGGTTTCTTTTCTGATGCGATACAAGCAAATGTTCCACCACCTGTTGTTGCTTTACCTAAGTAACCATTTACTTGATTACCTTTCCATCCTAATCTCTTCCTTTCTGATTGCAATAAGTCTCTAATATAATCCCTTGCTTCATAATGAAAAAAGAATATTGATTCAGTTGCAGTAGGGTACATTTTAAGTTTACTACTTGTTCTCCCTGCAACTGCTTGCATACCTTTATTCACTACTACTTGTTGTCTGAAAGTAAACCCTGCGTCTTCAATATAAGGTAATAGAGTACATAATTGTTGTGGGAAACCAAACAACCAAAAACTACAGTTCCATTTTGCAACTCTACCTAACTCAGTAATCCACTTCTTACACCAATCATAGTATTCATCTATAGTAAACCATTGATTATCCCACTCATCATTTACTACACGATAGTATGGTGGGTCTGTGCATATCAAATCCACCACATTATCATCTAACGATTTTAGAAACTCTAAACAATCTTGATTTTTATAAATCAATTTCTACCTACCTCTCCACGCTCTTTGTTGAAGTTCTTTGATTCTAACACATCTTTAGAATTTTTACCACTAAATCTTGCAGGGATTCTCTCTGGTGTTGTATTTTCAAGATTGAAATAATCAAAATCAAATGATGTATTGTTTTCATTTACAGTTAAGTATCCATCAAATTTCAGTACTGGTTCACTTAGGTAGAAATCAACCTTAAGTGGTTGAAAATTGATTTGATTAGACTTATCACTATCTAATTGTGCCTTTGCGTATGCGTTTAGATGTTGAGAGTCCTTACTGATTGTCCAGTAACGAATACGAAACTTACGACATGATGGTTTATCTGTCTCTGGTTCAACAAGTGTCAAACGATACTCTTTCATTTCCTCAAGCCACTTGAAATGTGACTCTGCACCTATTCCCCATCTACCATCACGAGGATTAGTGCGATTAAAATTCTTTTGACCTTTAAATGCTTTAAAATGTGTACCACCACAGTGAAGACATTTTGTAGCAAAAAATGATAATTTCTTACCACAAGTGCAAAATTTAGATTGAACAAGGGAGGTGTTCTTACATTCTCCACCATCTTCATTATCCCATCCACTACCACCTGTACCTCCACAGATAGTATTGTTAATTGCAGCAGAAATCACTTCTACAAGTATATCATCAATTATTTTTACTGGTTGATTGAACTGAGTATAATAGATAATCTGGGCAGGTAGACCAGCAGTACAACCTTCAATCAACTTCTTTAAAAATACTTTTATGTTCATTGGATGAGTCCTGAGTCATTGAAAATCATTTGAATTCACACTCCATCATAATTTCAGTCATTGCTGCTAAAAGATTTATCTCCTGATCAGCAACAAAAGCACCTTGGTATTGATACTTTGCCACAACTAATACTGCATGTGGTATAGTTACAGGTTTCAATACATTATACAATGAATCGTAAATATTTCTCAATATTGTGTTGGGATCATTATCTAAGTTTTGAACAATCCACTTTCTTACATTAGGAAAATCTTTCTTCTCAAGATATCCCATCAATTCTTTTGTATTTACATCTGACAGTTTAGATAATATACCAGTATCAATCTCTCCTCCTGCTGCATATCTCTGTACTTCATTCAATACTCTCCTCCAATCAGGAAAGTGTGTTTGTATGACTGTTGCTAATACCTTTTTATCTGCTGTAACTTCTTCTAAAGATAATATCTCGTTCAATCTTTTGAAGAACTGTGCTGCTATAGTTTGCTTTTCCTTACCATCCACACTAAAATCTATCACAGTGCATCTAGAATGCAATGGTTCTATAATTCTATTCTTGTAATTGCACGTAAAAATGAATCTGCAGTTCTTATAGAACTGTTCAACATTTGCCCTAAGAAGTAATTGAACATCATGGGTGGTGTTGTCTGCCTCGTCAATGATAATAACCTTATGCTTGCCCCTTGACGTAAGGGAAACAGTAGAGGCGAAACTTTTAGCTTGATTACGCACGGTGTCGAGAAATCTTCCTTCATCTGATCCGTTTATAACATAACTATCTATTCCCATTTGCTTGCATAGTGCCTTTGCCACCGTAGTTTTTCCTATGCCGGGAGGTCCAGATAGGAGCATGTTTGGTAGTTCACCCTTTTCTA